CCGGCGGGAGCACCATTCCCACCGGCCAATGTCCAAATTTGTTTACCCTTTGCCCCGTGCAGGCTTTCGCCGCTTGCAATGGTGCTACAAGTTCTTCTGGAGCCTTACCACTTTCGCAGTTTTGGTTCTGCGCATGGCCTTCTCGCTGGTAAGCCATCGGGAGTACCCGATACGGTGGGATATGATTACTGGCATATCACCGTGAGTTTTAACCTATTCACTGAGTGCTCCGCCGTATCAGTTGCTGCATTTAGCCAGTTTTACGCGCTTTGGCAACCGCTGTTGCGACCCGGCAGGAAGGGAACAGGCAAAATCAAAAGGTTGGTCACGAAAACCACCTCCTTTGAAGTTGCCCAAAGAGGGCTAACGGCAGTATAGCAAATCTCCCCGCCGCAGTCAATGATAACTCACAATGAAGGGAGGACACAAAAATTGACATTGAGAGAGCTACGAGAACGCTCCGGACTGACCCGCGCACAGGTGGCAAAGAAACTGAATGTTGACTTATCCTGCGTAACGCATTGGGAACTTGGCGACTGGCGACCGTTGCGGAAGTACCACAAGAAGTTGGCGAAGATGTACGGCGTGACGGTGGACGAGCTGTTTGAATCCAGCGACGGGCAGTAAAAAAATGCCCCGCCCAATGTTGCAGCATCGAGCGGGGCGGGTGGGACAAATTTCACCACAAGATATTGTGTCCGTGCTTATTGTAGCACGGGAGAAAGGAAAAGGCAATGAGTAAAAAGCCGGAGTACAAAATCATTTGGGTAACGCCCCCAGACCCCGTAAAGCTGGGGAAGATCTTGGGCGAGATTTACGCCCGTGGAAGAGGGCTTGAGTTTGTCGGCCTTGTGCCGAACGAGAAGAAGTGTGGAGGTGCGAAATGAGCGCGTTTGCATGGGCGCTGGCGTTTATCGGCGCGGCGTGGCTGAGCTGGGCCATCGTCAAGGGCGTGGAGGCGCTGGGACGATGAACGGAACGACAATCGAAACGATGTTGTACCGCAGGTACAAGACGTCTTTCTCCGATTGCGAAACGGTATTCGGAAGCTACGACAAAGAGCGAAAGACGATTGATGTGATACTCCCGGAGGGGCGCATGAAGCCGTCCGGCGTTCGCGGGCAATCTTATCACTGGATGGAATTTTCCGGCGTAGAAAACGCTACAGGACGGCCGGTACGATGCACAATCAAGGCAATTTGCAGGGACAACGCAGTTAAGCGTCTGGCAAAGAGCTGCACCTGGAACATTTAGGACACATGGAGGTAACGGGTATGAGAGAGCGGAACAGGCGGGCGCGGGAGTATTCCCAGCGCTGCTGGGAGCGGCGGTGGAACAGGCGGCTCTGGATCCTAAACGCTTTGATGATCCTGCTGATCATCGGCATCCTCCTCTGGGCGCTGACGCTGCCGGAGGCACAGGAGCCGGAGGACGTCCCCCCTCCCCTGCCCACTGCGGTGCAGGCGGCGGTGCTGTCCGCCGCAAAGCCGCCGGAGAATCTGCTGGTATGCGACATCACCGGCTATTGCGCCTGCTGCACGCCCTATGCGGACATCAACCGCAACGAGGCAGGGCAGGTGCTGACGGCCTCCGGACGGTGGGTGACCATTGGCGAGGCGGTGGCAGTTGACCCGGACATTATCCCGCTGGGCAGCACCGTGACCATCGGAGGCAAGGAGTACATAGCCGCCGACACCGGAGTGTACGGCTACACGGTGGACGTGCTGATGAGCCATGAGGATGCGGCGCAGGCCGGTGTGGTGAAAGCGCAGGTGAAGTGGGAATGATCGAGTTGGTGAACCGGACGGCTTCGCCCTGCAAGGGCTGCCAGCGCAGACACGCAAGGTGCCACGGGGAGTGCGAGGACTACAAAGCGTTCCGGCGGGACGTTGAGGCTGACAAGGCGAAACGCTACGCATCGTACAGCGAGGCTGGTTTTTACAGAATGAACAGCATAATGCGCGAGAGCACCAAAAAGGCGATAAGAAAGAGGGATGGGAGATGAACCGACTGAAGGAACGGCGGCTGGAGCTGGGGCTGACGCAGGAGGCGGTCAGCGGCATTCTGAAGCTGGCAGACCCACGGATGGACGTGAGCATGGTGAGCCGGTTTGAAAACGGCGTGTGTCTGCCCACGGAGGAGGTCATGACGGCGCTGGAGGCGGCACTGCGTACCAGCCGAACATATCTGTACGGCGACGAGGACAAGGCCGACATCCCCCAGCGGACGGCGGAAACGGAGCGCATTGCGGCGCTGATCCCCCACGGGCGGCGAAACGCCATCAGCCGTGCGGAGCTGGCGGCGGCGATGCAGACCTCTGACCGGATGATGCGCAAGGCCGTCAGCGAAGCCAAGCGGCAGGGCGTGATGATCTGCAACGACGGCGAGGGATACTACCAGACGGAGGAGCTGGGAGACCTGTACCGGCAGTACAGGCGGGACACGGCGCGGGCCATGTCCATCCTCAAGGCCAGAAAGCCGATGCGGGACGTGCTGAAAGCGGCGGGTCGACCGGTATGAGAAGCGTGATGCAGTATTGGGAACCGGAGCGACCCTTAGAGCCGAAGGACTACGATCTGCCCGTCTGCCCCGTGTGCGGGGAGGAGACGGACACCTACTACAAGAACAAGGACGGCGTCATCGTTGGATGCGATTGCTGCATTGAAGCGATGGACGCATGGGAGGAACAGAAATGAGTATGAGTTTGTATCACATCGACCGAGAGCTGGAGAGCCTCATCGACCAGGAAACCGGCGAGGTGCTGGATTTTGATGCGTTCGAGGCACTGCAAATGGCGCGGGACGCCAAGATCGAGGGTGTGCTCTGCTGGACAAAGAATCTGGCGGCGGAGGCAAAGGCCATCCGCGAGGAGGAGAAGGAGCTTGCCGAGCGGAGAAAGGAGCTGGAGCGCAAGCGGGAGAAGCTGCTGGACTACGCAGAGAAAGCGCTGGGCGGCGCGGCGTTCCAGACGGCCAAATGCGCCGTGACATACCGCAAGAGCACGGCGGTGGAGATCACCGACATGGACGCGGTGGTGCAGTGGTGCATGGACAACGGGTACGACGGCAAGATCACCTATTCCCAGCCGACGGTGAGTAAGACGGACATTGCGCCGCTGCTCAGGTCCGGCGTGGCTGTGGCCGGCGCGGAGCTGTGCGAGCGGTCGAACATGGGGGTGAAGTGACGGATAATCTGACGATCTATAACGAAGTCCGCAGTGTGCCGGACAGCGCAAAAAGGCGCATCGAGGCGGGCCGCTTGAAGGGCAAAACGGACATAAACCCCATGTGGCGCATTAAGGCGCTGACAGAGAAGTTCGGCCCCTGCGGCTTTGGATGGAAATACGTCATCACTGACAAGCGGCTTGAGCAGGGCGCGAACGGCGAAGTAGCCGCATTTCTGGACATTGACCTGTTTGTAAAGGCCGACGGCGTGTGGTCTGACGCGATCCCCGGCACGGGCGGCAGTGCGTTTGTCGCTAAGGAGAAGAACGGGCCTTATACCTCCGACGAGTGCTTCAAGATGGCGCTGACGGACGCTATCTCTGTGGCATGTAAGGCGCTTGGATTTGGCGCGGATGTGTACTGGGAGGCGGATAGGAGCAAGTACGACAAGCCGGAGAACAAGGCAGAGACCCCGGTGCTGTGTGAGTGCTGCGGACTGCCCATCAAACCGGTAAAGTGCGGGGATCGTGTGTATCCCACCAACGAGATCGTAGAGAACGCGGTAAAGAAGTACGGCAAGCGGCTCTGCTGGGGCTGCATGAGAGCGGAGAACAACCATGCGGCAGGTAACGGTTAACGCGGCGCGTTGGTCGCAGGACAGCGAGGGCGCGTGGCTCTGCCTGCGGGTGAAGTCACCGGAGGCGGCGATGGAGGTCTGTGATGCGCTGAAACAGGGCAAGGAGTACACCGCCACCATCAAGGGCAAAGGGCGGAGCCTCGATGTGAACGCCTATGCGTGGGTGTTGCTGGACAAGCTGGCGGCGCACTACGGCGTTTCGAGAGAGAAGGTATACCGGCAGGAGATACAGAGCATCGGCGGCGTGAGCGAGGTGCTGTGCCTGCGGGAAAAGGCGGCGGAGGCTTTCTGCCGGAGCTGGGAGCGGAACGGTATCGGCTGGATGACCGATACCGGCCCCAGCAAAATCAAGGGCTGCGTAAACGTGACCGTCTGGTACGGCAGCTCCGTATACGACACGGAGCAGATGGCGCGGTTGATAGACGCCATCGTGCAGGACTGCCGGGATGTCGGCATTGAGACCATGACGCCGCGAGAGCTGGATGCCCTTGTGAGCCGGTGGGGAGAGGTGAGCGTATGAACGACAAGCGATGCTTTTTGTGCGGGCGGAACGACCCAAGTGACCCGCTGGAGCGCCACCACATTCTCGGCGGCGCGAACCGGAAGAAGAGCGAGAAGTACGGCCTTGTGGTGTACCTGTGCGGCAATCGCTGCCACCGGAACGGGCGCGGCGCGGTACACAAGAACGGCGACCAGATGCGGCGTCTGAGGCGGTACGGACAGCTCAAGGCAATGGAGGAGCAGGGCTGGACGGAGGAGGACTTCCGGCGCGAGTTCGGGAAAAGTTATTTATGAGAGGAGATTTGAAATGCTGAACAAGATTTTTATCATGGGCCGCCTGACCCGCGATCCGGAGCTGCGCAGGACGCAGAACGGCACCGCTGTCACTAGCTTCACGCTGGCGGTAGACCGGGACTTTAAGAACGCGGACGGCACCAAGGACACGGATTTTATTGACGTGGTGGCGTGGCGCAACACTGCCGAGTTTGTGTCCAAGTATTTCTCCAAGGGGCGCATGGCCGTTGTGGAGGGGCGCTTGCAGCTGCGGGACTGGACGGACAAGGACGGCAACAAGCGCCGAAACGCCGAGGTGCTGGCGGACAACATCTACTTTGGTGATGCCAAAAAGGACGCGGACAGCGACGCGGTGCGCCCCACCGGCTTTACCGAGATTGAGGACGACGGCGACCTGCCGTTCTGATGGGAGGGGTAAGCGGCATGGATTACTGGCACAAGCGGTACACCTGCCCCTACTTCACCAGCAGCGAGAAACGGCGGGTCTGCTGCGAGGGCGGAAGCCGCGTCAGCTTCGAGACGGGCGGCGCGGCATCCCGCTTCATGAATCAATTCTGTGCCGGTGCATGGGAGCATTGCACCATCGCACGGCACCTGACGGACGAGTACGAGAGAAAGGAAGAAAAGAATGGGAAAGATGCAGGATGAGATCAAGGGTCTGCGGCGGCAGAATCGGCACCTGGAAAACGTCGTACAGCGCCAGCGGCAGCACATCGAGGACGCGGAGAGCGTGAACGAGGCGTTCAGGCGCGGCGTGGATGCGCACTACGCCGCCTGTGCCGTACAGTTTGGCGAGAAGCGTGAGGACTGCGACACGTTGTGGGGCTACCATCTGGAGATCCCTGCGGAGCTGGTGACGCAGGCGCTGACATACTACACCGTGCAGGTGGCGCTTGACAAGGAGCGCGGCGTTTACGTCATCGGGGCGATGAAGAAGGAGTGAAGCGGTGTGAAGCGCAAACAATTCACGTTTTACAGCTCCTACTGGGATGCAATACAGCCTCTTCCTAAAAAGCAGCAGGCGGAGATCCTTCTGGCGATCTGCGACTATGCGCTGAACGAAACAGAACCGTCCAGCAGTCTTTCCCCCGCCGCCAGTGTCGCGTTTAATTTGATTCGCCCAACACTGGACAGCGGCAGAAATAAAGCCGCCAACCGCCAGAACATATCAGAATCAAACGTATAACAAAAGTGGAACAAACGCGAAACAAAGGCACAAGGAGAAAGAGGGGGAGAAAGAGAGAGAGTAAGAGAGAGAGGGAGAGTAAGAGAACGAATGTTATATATTACGGCGGCGGGAGTATGCACTACCGGAGGAGGAAGAAATGGACAGATGCGAGTTTGAGAAGCTTTTTACCTTGTTTTCGCAGTTCTGGCCGAACAAGCAGGTCACGACAAAAATGAAGATGGCGTGGGAGATCGCCTTAGAGCCTTACAGCTACGCGGACGTAAGAGCCGCCGCCGTCGCCTATGCCAGACGCAATAAATTTTTCCCCGATGTGGCGGATATCACGATGGGCATTGCACCGCAGGAGGAGCAGCCGCCGGAGGAAACGCCGGACACGATGGAGCGTTTTGCTTGGATGCGGGATTACGTCCACAAGGAGCGCAAGCTGGGCCGTATCTCCCTCTATGCACGGGAACACGGGATGACGTGGCAGGAGGCCAAGGAGGCGCTGGATGGATAAAGGCATCTGGCGCGTGGCAAGAGCGCGGCTGTGCGTGGCCTGTTTGCAGGAGATGGCGGTGGATTACATCATCGAGCCAGCGTTCCACGGCTGGGCGCAGGGCGTGTGCCAGCGCTGCGGAAAAGCGCAGAAAATGACGACGATCAAGCGCTACACCATGAGCAAGCGCGGACTGGAGAAAAGAGGGTTGTTGGATGAACAGTGAGGATCTGATGCGGCTGGGGCCTGCGGCACAGAAGCAGGTCATGGAGAAGATGCGCAAGACAAGCAAGTACAAGGCGCAGAAGACGCGGCGCGGCAAGCTGACCTTTGACAGCAAGAAGGAGGCGGAGCGCTACGATGCGCTGATGCTGCTGCAAAAGGCCGGGGAGATACGGGGGCTGAAATTGCAGGTGCGGTACTGCTTGCAAGAGGCGTACACGACGTTTGATGGCGACCGCGTGAAAAGTATCGACTACATCGCGGACTTCGTGTACGAGCGCAGAACGGCTCCTGACAGCTACGGCCAGCGGTATTGGCTGCCGGTGGTGGAGGACGTGAAGGGGATGCGTACCCGCGAGTATGCCATGAAAGCAAAGTTGTTCCGCAGCCGGTACGGATTTGCCATACGGGAGGTGTGACGTGACCGTATACATGATCGTCACCCGTGACAAATACCGCCTGCCCCGCTGGTGGGGCACGACCACGGCGGAGTTGGCGCGGCTTTCCGGGAGGAAGTATCAGAATGTTCGTTCGTCGATTTGCAAGGCATTCCGGCACGGCGGCAGCTACGGCTGCTACGAGGTGGTGAGAGTGGAGGAGGACGCGTGATGACGCCGACAAATACGCCGTTGACGCATGAGGCGGCGAAAAAGCTCATGGCGCTGGATTTGACGGAAAAGGAGCTGACAACCTACGAAAAACTGGACGAGTGGTACACCGCATGGGGCGGGAGGTGCTACGTTAGCTTCTCTGGCGGCAAGGACAGCACGGTTCTGGCGTATCTGGCGGCGCGGTACCTGTCGAGCTTCAGGACACCGCCGTGGGAGCTGAACTTGGTGTTTGTGAACACTGGGCTGGAGTACCCGGAGATACAGAAGTTTGTCAATGAGTACGCCGACTGGCTGCGGAGGGAGTTCCCCCGCGTGACCGTCAGCCTCCACCGTCTACGTCCGAAGATGAACATTCGGCAGGTGGTGACGAAGTACGGGTACAGTATCGTGAGCAAAGAGGTTTCCGCGTATATCGGTAACGCGAGAATAAATCCTGACGGTAAATCCGCGCAAAGACTGCGGGGCGAATATATGGACAAAGACGGAAATAAGTCTCCCTATAATTGCGAACAGTGGGGCTTTCTACTGTCTGCGCCGTTCTTGATTTCCGATTCATGCTGCAAGGTTATGAAAAAAACGCCTATGCACCGCTATGAGCACAGAGAAAAGCGCGTACCGACCACTGCGATCATGGCAGACGAAAGCCGCCTTCGGATGATTAAGTGGACGGCGACCGGCTGCAACGCCTTTGAGGGAAAGCGGCCTATGGGAAAGCCCATGAGCTTTTGGACGGAGCAGGATGTGCTGCGGTTTATCGTGGAGCGCAACCTACCCTACGCCAGCGTGTACGGCGACATCGTGGCCAGCGACGGCGAGAACGACTACGGCGCGACGCTGATCGACTGCAAACTGCACTGTACGGGATGCCAGAGGACGGGGTGTATGTTCTGCGCGTTCGGGGCGCATCTCGAAAAAGGCGTAAACCGCTTTGAACGCATGAAACTGACGCACCCGAAGCATTACGAGTTCTGCATCGGCGGCGGGGCATTTGACACGGACGGGCTGTGGAAGCCCACGAAAGACGGCCTCGGCTATGCGCGGGTGCTGGACTACATAGGAGTGAGGTATTGACATGGGAAAGCAGCATTTGAGCCGGGACGACCGTATTTTTATGGACGGCAAGCGCAGAGGTACGCAGGAGTGCATGGACATGGTGGCAATGGCGCTGATCGACAAGTGCGACTGGCACGTCCAGGAGGAGACGCCGGACAGCCGGGACACACTGAGTATCGCGTACCTGTACGAGTGTCTGGAAAAGATCACACAGGAGATCAATGAAGGCCGCATCAAGCGCAAGCACATCAAGGATATGCTGAAGGACGAGTGCGGCGTTGTGTTTGGAGATTAGGATATGAAAGTTCTGGTTGCGTGTGAGGAAAGCCAAGTGGTGTGTATTGCGTTTCGTGCGCTTGGGCATGAGGCGTATTCCTGCGACATACAGGAGCCGTCTGGCGGGCACCCGGAATGGCACATTTTAGGCGACGCTCTAAAGGCCATCGAGGGGGGGCAAGTGACCACAATGGACGGACAGGTGCATGATGAGGGGCGATGGGATATGATTATCGCTTTTCCTCCGTGTACCAAAACGAGCAATGCCGGGGCAAGACATTTGTATAAAGGCGGCAGGTTAAATCTTCGCCGTTACTATGAAGGGCTTTGCGGCAAAGCGTTGTTTTTGGCAATATGGGCAGCCGACTGTGACAAGGTTATAATTGAAAATCCGACACCAAGTAAAGTATTTGAGTATCCAGAACCGACGCAGGCAATTCAGCCATATCAATATGGACACGAGTTTACAAAAAAGACTTTGCTGTGGGAGCGCGGGGTAAAGCCTTTGATGCCGACAAATGTTGTAAAACCGACGGCGACATGGTGCCCAAGCGGCAGTTACAGCCATAAGCATAGCGAATGGCACAAGGGTATGTTTACCACGGATAGAGCAAAAAACAGGGCAAAAACATTTCCTGGAGTTGCCAAAGCAATGGCAGAGCAGTGGGGCGGAGATGCGAGAGGAGGAATGACATGGTGAACGACGCTTTGTTTTCCAGCGATAAGAATTTCTGGGAAACGCCGCAAAAGCTGTTTGACGAGCTGGACGCGGAGTTCCACTTCACGCTGGATGCCGCCGCCAATGACAAAAACCACAAGTGTGCGCGGTATTTTACGCAAAACGATGACGGTTTGCGGCAAAATTGGGGGGGCGAAACAGTGTTTTGTAACCCGCCCTACGGAAGCAAGGAAACCGGACTGTGGACAGAGAAGTGCTGCCGGGAGGGACAGAAGCCGGGGACAACAGTGGTGCTGCTGATTCCGGCGCGGACAGACAGAGCCAGCTTTCACGACTATGTTTTGGGTAAGGCGGAGATCCGCTTTCTGCGCGGACGGCTGAAATTTGAACTGGACGGGAAGCCGATGGGAACGGCACCGTTTCCCAGCATGATTGCCATTTGGCGAGGAGGAATGACATGACAAGAGACGAGATCGTGGCGGCGCTGCGGTGCTGCGAGCAGCATAAGAAATGCGAAGGAGCGTGTCCTCTGGTTGCCGAGTTTGGATGTATCGAAAAAGCGATGAAATACGCCGCTGACCTGATCGAGAACCAGCAGCGGCAAATCGAGGC